CACTTAACAGTGTTGCAGCTTTGACTGTGGATCCATCAGACAGCACGCACCACTTCCTTGTAACAGATTCTGACGATGGTATTGTCAAGAAAGAAACTGCACAGGATATGGCTAGCATTTTTGTTACTCACGGATCAGGCGCCCTTGGTGGCATCAAGGTGTCCGGTGGTAAGATGTACATAGCTCAGAGAGAGTTGTCCTTTATGTCTTCCTCCGACAACACATCAATGAGTGGTAGTAGACCATCCAGCAACGTGTCAGGTGCTAACGTAACAGCGTCACTTGGCTCTTCAGTACTGTCTGGTTCTGTTATGGTTTTCTTGAATGGTCTCTTGCAGACACGTTCCGGTTCAGCTAATCTTGGAGCCGGCTCAAACTCTATTTGGGACTACAGATTAGACAGCTATTCTGCACCTACCAAGGTCATCATGTCTGATGCTCTCGATTCGGATGATGTTCTCATCATTAGATACATCGAGAAATAATATACCCTACCTAGTTTCTCACCTAAGCCCGGTTTTTACCGGGCTTTTCCTTTTCTTATTTCCTTTGCGCAAAAGAAAAACTATTTATTAAGTAAAATAACATTTATCTTGATCCTTAAAGGAGATTTTAACATGGCATCTAGAAAGTTTAGATTCGTTTCACCAGGGGTTTTCCTCAGAGAAATTGACAACTCCCAACTTCCAAAAACACCAGAAGGCATCGGACCAGTAATCATTGGCAGAACCAGAAAAGGTCCAGCAATGAAGCCTTACAAGGTTCGCTCAATGGAGGAATTTGAAAGAATATTCGGCAAGCCAATGCCAGGAAACCAGGGTGAAGATCCTTGGAGAGAAGGTACAGGGCTCTTGGCAGAGTCTTATTTACCATATGCAGCAAAGGCTTATCTTTCAGCAGACATTGATTCTCCAGCAACAATTATAAGATTGGCAGGTATCGCAGGCGATGATGCCACCACTGCCGGCGAACCAGGCTGGGAAGCCGGTAATGCTTGGGGCATCTTTTTAATGCCTGAAGACACTGCCCAAACCTCTGCCACCCTTGAGCTGGCGGCAATTTTTTATGGATCATCTAGTGCAAATTTTGGTATCAAGATGAAAGGCGCCCCCACAGATACAACTTTGGGCGACACGGTCACAACCTCTTCTGTAGCTGTAGATCCTTCCAATGGTAAATTTACCGTTCAACTATCTTCATCTGCTGGAACAAGAGACGTTACCTTTGCATTCGAAGATATAAGAAAAGACTTCAATACAAATCCAGTTATGACAAACGAAGAGATATCTTCTGTTGTATCTGGCACATTGTCACACCACTATTGGCTGGGTGAAACTTTCGAGGAAACTTACCATAACGTTGCATCAATGAGTGGATCGACTAAAGTACGTGCGATCGCTCTTAAGTTGGCTGATGAAATGGAAGATTTCAAGGGCACCAAGCACGGATTAAAGACAGCTCGTTCAGGTTGGGTCTTTGGAAATGACACATCTGGGGAGAGAGCTTCATATAACCCGGATAACCAACAAAGGTTATTCAGAGTTTTGGCACTTCACGATGGCCTTGATGCGAGCAGGGACCTGGTTATATCTATAGAGGATATTAAGCTTGCAAGAAGCGGGGCCAAGAACAGGTTTGGTTCATTCTCTGTTGTTGTGAAGCAAATCACACCTGCTAGACTGGTTGAGATAGAAAGATTTGATGGTTGTAACTTAGATCCAACTTCTGCAAATTATATTGCAAGAAGAATTGGTGATGTTTACATGGAATGGGACCCGATACAAAAGAGAAACAAGGTATACGGAAGTAATCCCAATGTATCAGAGTTTATTAGAATAGAAATGAATCAGGAAATTGAAGCTCAAGGCGGCCCGATTAGCCAGGAGCAAGTACCTTTTGGTTTTTACGGACCAATAGCACCCGATGCAGCAACTTCAAAAAAGGCGACAGCAACAATAGTAGTCACAGATGCGACGACTATAAACACTGCTGAGACTTTCTCTTTGATAAACGGATCAAATGTGACAACATCTTACAGACTCAGCACCGGAGGCTCTTGGGACAATCGTTCTGGTGGAAATGTTGGTAATCAAATAGACGTGTTCATTGGTTCAGCCGGCAGTGGAGCTACTGGTAAGTTAAGGGTCGCATCAGCTATTGCTGCAGCGATCAATGCAACATCTGGATCTCTAATGGCAGCTTCGTCAGATGGTGTCGACACAGTAACAGTAACGCAGCTAATTCCTGGCACCGCCGGCAATAAAACGAGCAGCGAGAACGTGACCGGATTGACTGTTAGCAACTTTACAGGTGGATCCGGCAACATACCAGCTTGGTTGAAATCAGCACCAATAAACACAGTTGGCGCCACAACTTCAACCGCTGACGTGAAAATCAAGTGGCCATCGATACCAATCGTAACAACTGGATCAAAAGCTGACGGTATTGGTGGAGGTTTCATGTTCGGCGCAACACCATTTAAGCAGTCTTATGTAACTGGCAGCGGAACCCCTCTCAGAACCATAAACAAGGGCTATGTTGACTTTACAAGAGTATTGCCTGACATCGGATCCAGCAAGTTTGTCACTGCGCAAGAAACTGGTCTTGCCGGGACAGATTGTAGTGTTTCTTTTAAGTTCAGCTTGGACGATGTCAAGATCGTTCCTTCATCTGGTGTGGCAATGACCAGTGTATCAGGAATAGGACAAGTCAAGGATGCTATATACTTATCCGGATCGAGAAAGGCTGGCACTTCTTGGTCTGCGAAGACCACTGGCTCACTTCAGCTTAGAACTTTACTAGATATTGTGGATGGTTTCCATATGCCACTGATTGGCGGTAATGACGGAGTTGATATTACAGAGGCAGATCCTTTTAATATGAGAGTTATCGATGCAGACGCAACATCAGCTACAAATTATGCTTACGCTTCTGTAGACAGGGCGATTGAAATGATAAAGGACCCGGAGATGATTGAGCATAACCTTGCAGCTATGCCTGGTATTACCAACACATCTCTTACCACAAAGCTTGTAAGAACTTGTGAGGCGAGAGCAGACTCCTTGGCAGTTATTGACTTGCCGGATGTTTATATTCCGCCTTTCCAAGAAAAATGCACTAGCTTTAAAGATAGAACAGACAATACAACGCCTGAGACTTCTGCGAAGAACCTCGTGGCACGACAAATTAACTCTTCTTATGGTGCTACCTATTACCCTTGGGTCAAGGTTAAAGATGAACAATTCAATAGAGACGTTTGGGTACCGCCTTCAGTTGTTGCACTTGGTGTAATGGCTTACACAGAAGAGCGTGATGACGTTTGGTTTGCGCCTGCAGGCTTCAACAGAGGCGGACTCAACACTGGCAACGCAGGATTACCAGTGCTTCAGGCATCTGAACAGTTACTTTCGAAAGATAGAGACACTCTTTATGCAGCAAACATCAACCCAGTTGCACAGTTTGTGTCAGAAGGTCTCGTTATCTTTGGTCAGAAGACACTGCAAGCAGATCAGTCTGCTTTGGACAGAATTAATGTTCGTAGATTGCTTATCTTTGTTAAGAAAGAAGTTTCTAGAATTTCTAATGGACTTCTTTTCGAGCAAAACGTACAAGCTACTTGGTCTAGATTTACAAATCAGGTTGTACCTTTCTTGAAGAGAGTTAAGACCAGATTTGGTCTGTCGGACTTTAAGGTTGTTTTAGATGACACAACCACAACACCTGATCTTATTGATAGAAATATCATGTATGCTAAGGTTTACTTAAAGCCAGCAAGATCAATTGAATTTATTGCGGTAGATTTCGTGATAACAAACACAGGAGCTTCTTTCGACGATTAAGAAAAAGCTTCTTTAGCACTATTTAAAATAGGAGATTTTTAAACATGGCAAACAACTTTTGGAATGTAGCGAGCGTAGAGCCAAAACGATCATTTAAGTTCCTTCTTTACTTTGATGGAATGCCGCAGTTCGTTGCAAAATCTGTAACAAAACCAAACTTTCAGATTAGCACAACACAACATCAATTTTTACAGCACCAATTTAACTTTCCAGGAAAAGTTACTTGGCAGCCGATAAATATCACGATTGTTGACCCAATCCAACCTGATTCTGCAGCTAGTATTTATAGCATCATTGCTAATGCTGGGTATGTATTACCAGATGACGTTAACTCGGGACCTGAAGGTCAGAGAACTATCAGCAAAGAAGGGATGGTCACTGGACTTGGAACTAGAATTCAGATTGATCAGATCGGACCTGGTGGAGCGAATGATGTAAAGGAAAGATGGCACCTTAACAACCCAATCTTAACATCAGTTACCTTTGGTGATTTAAGCTATGAGACTGATGCAATCTTGAATATCACTCTCGGCATCACTTATGACTGGGCTACTTTGAACGAAGGTTTGACCGGTCTTCCAGAGACATGGAACTCTAACACTCCTGTTGGTGGTACCCCACTCGTATAGTCAAGTCAAATAAAGAAAGAGAGGAAACATGACAAGAAACTCAAGGAAGTTTCAAAAACAAACCAACCCCAAAACCCAAAATAAAACCAAAGCACAAAGCGCAAAAGACAACATTCTCTCAAAGCTGTCTTTTGTCGCTTCAACTGAAATGGTAAAATTGCCAACAAAGGGTCTCTACTATCCTACCACAAGTCAACTTCATGGTGTTGAGCAGGTAGAAGTGAAACACATGACTGCTAAAGAGGAGGATATACTATCATCTTTAACAGCAGAAAACTCAAGAGAATTATTTACAAGAATAGTTCAGAGTATACTTGTAAAGCCCGACGTGGATGCTAGTTTATTCTGCGAACAAGATTTGACTGCTATACTTTTGAATGCACGAATGACAGGATTTGGTAGAACATTTACCACTTCTGAATTTTGCATGGGCTGTGCCCAGGTTACTAATTTTGAGTTTGACCTTGCAAAGCAAGAAGTTGTAACGCCCAAAGAAGAATTCGTTTCTTACGATTGTGAAACTGACACTTTCGAAGTGATGTTACCAACACTAGAGATGAAGATAAAGATGAGAAACCTTGAAGATCATCACTTCGAGGCTATATCCCGAGAAGAAGAAAAGAAAAAAGAGTTGGGTATTGAATTTAACAAGACCGCTGCATTTTTCAGAGAGACAATCGTATCGGTAGAAGGTATAGATGATAAAGAGATCATAGCAACTCTGATAGAAAAGATGCCAGCTGTTGATTCAATGGTGATAAAAGAGGTCTACTCAGACAGTAGGCCAAAAATCTCTACCATGCAAGAGGTAGAGTGTCAGTCCTGCGGAGCTGTCGCCCGAAAGGAGGTGCCCGCTTCATGGGCCTTTTTTCGTCCTGACAAGTCAGTATATTGAGAGAGTAGTATACGAGCAAATATTCTACCTTATGAGAGAGTGTAATTTCACTTTCACAGAAGCCTACAACCTACCGATTCAACTGAGGTCGTGGTTTGTTAAAAGAACCACAGACTATCTGCTTCCGCAAGATGATAAATAACTAAAAACTCTCCTATTTATAATTGACAGTTAAACTTTAGGAATATACGTATGCCACCAGATTTTAAAAATATGACCAACGCCGAGATAGAGGCTTATATTAATAAAAAAGTCAAAGAGGGTGTGGGCAAAAATCGCCAAGGTGACCAAAGTCAGGAGAGGTTCTCTAGGACACTTAAAGATCTGTATGAGGGTCAAAATAAAGAGCTAGGATCCATGGCAGATCTAGTAGGGACTATACAAAAGCGCTTTGAACTTGTAAGAGATACAATACAGAGTGTAGGTAAAGAAGGCGCTCTCTTTGTTCGTGGCGGACCATTGGCAACAGGATTGGAACAGTCAGCTAAAGAACTGGACGAACTGTTGGGGAACGCTGCAAAAGGAGCAGCTTCTTTTACAAGCCTTATGGCGTCAGTAAAGAACTTTGGTCAGTTGGCAGAAGCAACAGCTGACGCACAAGGTGGACTGTCAGCTTCTTTAGCAAAACAAGCAGGAATACTAAACGAGCTTGGATTAAGTTACGGGCAGTTTAGCAAGAATATTGATTTTGCGATATATTCAATGGGGCAAAATCAACAAGCCGTGGAGGGTTTCAATTTCTCTATAGTAGAGCTTTCAAAACAAATAAAGATGCTACCAGAAGACGTCTCTAGAAACTTCCAATTGGTGGCAAAGAACATGGCGTACAATTTCGCCGGTATAAAAGAGCAGTTTGTGGGAATTCAAAGACTGTCAGCAGAAACAGGAGTTTCTTTGGATGCTCTCGTTGGGCAGTTTGGAAAAAGAATGGACACTATATCTGGAGCTTCTGAGATGGCTGCTCGCTTAAACTCACTGCTCGGCGCTAACGCATTCAGTGCAACAGAACTTTTGATGATGACAGAAGAACAAAGAATGACATCAATCAGAGAAAGGCTTATAGGCGCCGATGTCGCCAAAACGGCTTTAGGGGGAGGGGTTCAAGGAAAATTTGCATTACAGTCTGTTCAAGAGGTTCTGGGGTTGAGCCTAGACGATACAAGAAGATTTTTGCAAGAAGGTGGCTTAAAAGCAGATATAGCAGGGCAAGTTAGGGAAGATTTCGGCGGTGGTTTAGGTGGCGATGCTACTATGAATAGATTCACTAACGAAACTGAAAACGCCGCAACAGCGCTTACTAAGTTTTCTGATATTGTTTTGAATTTAATGTCCCCGATTGAAGAGACCATAATTAGAAGCAGGGGAGAAGTCATAAAAAATCTTGGGACCCTAGCAAGAATAGGTGCCTTAAAGAGCATGGGAGAAGTGTCTGCCGACGTCCAAAAGGCAGCTTTCGAATCGCCGGAGTTCGGTAGACTAGTTCAAGTCTTTCAGGCTGATGAAAAAAGAGCAGCCGCAACACTAGGGATCGACAGGAATGAGTTATCTAGACTTGCTCAAGGTGTATCGCAAGGTGACCCATCAGCGATAAGCAAAGTGCAAGAAGCATTAAGAAGACCTGCAGCTCGTGGCGGACTAAACGAGATACAGATTCAAGCACTTAGAATGACACCCGAGGGTTTTGGTATCCGAAGGGCCCTCGCTAATCTTTTTCGAAGAGGTCGCACCCCAGAGCAGGAAGGCTTCACAGTTGTCGACGGTACGGTACAGTCTCTAAGTGAGGAAGAAGTAGAAGGTCTTAAAGAAAAATTTCAAGGTACCACAACTGAAAAAGCCGAAACAGGAGTCACAGCTCCATCAGCAGCTCAACGGGCTGCTTTTGCGCCTATGGAAACAACACGGGTCATTAATGTATACATTGGACAAGATAAAATTGAAACAGTCGTACAAAGACAAATCGAAAAGTTAAAATAAAGGAGGGGATAGAGTAAATGGCATTTTTTGATGAAATAGCGAAACAAGCAGGGCAAATAATAACCTTTACTTCTGTAGCAACAGGAGACGAAGTTAGTTTTCCGGCTTTTATAACACAATTTAGTGATGATTACAGTGTTGGTTGGTCTGGAGATACGATCTTTGGTCGAACAGATCCAATAAAGCACTACACCGCTACAAGCAGAAGAATAAATGCCACATTTGATATTCTGGGTCGAAACCGAGAAATAGCAGTTGACAATTTTCAAAATTATGGTAGACTAATACAGATGCTCTATCCTGTATATAGTGATACGATCGGGGGTTCAAACAACTCCAGAACAATAAAAGCTGCCCCACTTATCAGAATAAAATATGCTAACTATATAAGGTCCCCAGCTAATGCAAACGGACTACTAGGGTGTATTCAGGGCTTCACATTTAATCCGGATTTTAATTCTGGACACTTTTTGACTGATAATAATGATATGGTACCCATAAAGTATACGTGCACAATTGTTTTCGAGCCGTTGCATGAGAAGCCGATAGGGTCAGACATGAGCGGTGACTTCTTAGATTCTAGTTTCCCTTACAATCAGGAGACCAGGAAAAGAGGAAACAGAACTCCCGGCTCCACCCCGGAAATTACGTGAGGATACAATAAATGACACAATGGAATAAAACTGGACAAAAACAAGCAAACGACACAGACGTAATTAAAGACTTCTTGGAGAAGACTGGAGCATCAAAGGTGGACCACTACGGAACAATAGATTACGGAGATCCATCAGCTCAGGAATTTCTAGAAGAGATAAGTGTAGTTTCTCATGTTTGGGGTGTTGGAGACAGATTAAGCAAGCTTGCGCACGAACACTATGGTGACGCACGTC